GTGCCAGTCGTACCGGAGATGCCGCCGTCGAGGTCGACCACGGCCACGTGAATCTCGTCAGCTTCGAAGAAGGTGAACGTACTCGCCGTAGTGATAGCCGAAGCCGTAGCAGGCACCGTGATGGTGTAGTTCGAACCAGACACCGCGAACGAACTGATCGTAACGGCCGACGTAGCTACGTTGTTGCCGATCACGTACATCGAGGTCGTGAGGGGAATCGTCGCGAATGCCGAAGTGGCGACCGTGAGTACCGTGCTGCCAGAACCAGTGCTAACCGCCGAACGCGCCGTGACGACCGTGGGATTATTCGAGTTGTACGAGGGCACATAGTCGAACTGCTTGGCATATGAATCAGAAGCAGCCGTAGTAGGAGTCACGACGTATACACCGAGGGAGTTACCCAAGCCGCCCGGATAGCGCGCGACGAAGGTTACGTTGGAGCCGATAGTGGTCGTAGACAGGCTAGAAAACACGTCCGTGTTGCCGATCAGCGATGCCGTACCAGTCACGTAGCTCGTTCCCGAAGTCGAAAGGAATGTAGAAACGGCATTCTTTGCGTCCGACGTAGAGATCGAACGAGAAACTTTGAGTGTGTTACCATACTTCAGAAAGCTCGCGGCTATCTGAAAGCTCTGAGCGCTCAACGTATTCGGCTTACCATAGGTAGCGAGTAGGTTGTTCTCAGAAGAGATGGTGGTTGAGATGCCGGTCGGACCCCACCTAAACGGGCCCGCATAGGCTCCGATAGAAGTGGCGACCGCCGGTACTACGTTCGTAAGGTCTTTTTCATTGACCTGAACGCCGGGGGATACGAGGAATGCCATATTAGTGTTTACCTTTCAGTTAGTGGTTATAAGTTACCATTATAAGACTTAGTTTCAATAAGCCTATTTATTGAAAGGCGCTCCTTCACAGAGTTTGCCACTTCTTCATGTCTTCAGCCATCTGATTATATATCTCCATCGACGGAGTGAAGTTGGCCTGAGTATTGCCCAGGAAACCGGCAGGCACCAGCTCGTCCTCCATCGCTCGAGCCTTCTCGGCAAAGAGCATACCCTTCAGCTCTCCGTCCTTGAGGTCCGCGAAGGGAGTGGTCAGAAACCAAGCTAGGAGGACCAGATTCATGACCATATCGTCATGACATCCAGTGGCCGCTTCATATGAATCTCCGTGGGCTTCGAAGGTCGACAGCTCGAGGATTGAGTCCGCGTCGTGCAGCTCCAACTTACGAGCCTCTACGATGTCCTTCAGAAAGGCGCAGCCTATTCGCTTCACGCGCTTGTTCATCGTGACTCCGATGCCGCCCTTGATAGCCGACTCCACGAAGGTATTCTCGTACTCGAGGTCATAGTACACGCCATTGCATACCACCTGTCCGACGTCGTTGTTCTCGATTACGACCAGAGCTTCGTTGTACCTCTTGGCCACGGCGACGATGAGATCTGGAAATAGCAATGGTGACATCATGTTGTCCCGCCAAGTGGCTACCTGCTCAAAGGGTCGAGCCGTAGTATCCGTCACGGTCAAGGTCGAGTAGTCTTGACCGCGGCCCTTCGATACGTCTACGGTCATGACGTACTGATGACCCTCGATCGGAGGGCGATAGAACTTCACGGAACGAATGGTCTCGAACGGAGACTCTGCCTTCAGAGCTAGAAGAAACTCCGGAGAGATCAGAGTATCCATCGATCCGATCGCCGCGTTGCCGAACTCCTGATCGAACTGAAGCTGAGACGTATTGGCGATAGTCTGTGCCTTCCACTTCTCGTCTCGACCCGGCACATCCCACCAGTCCACGCGAAACGGCTTATACTCGTTTGCTCCCTGCACGGCACCCTGCCAGAGACGATAGAATAGATTGCCTACACCATTGATCGTCGAAGTCATGATGACCTGAGACTTCTTACCGGACGAGATGACCGGATAAGTAGACGTGTAGAACGTATCCGCGTCCGGTACGAAGGCAAACTCGTCAAGCATTAGAACATCCAGCGACATGCCACGGATACTATTTCCAGAAGTAGCCGAAGCAATAATTCGCGAATTGTTTGAAAAGGTCAGAGAACCTTTATTAACGGCTTTGCAACCAGGTTGGAGAAAAAAAGGAAGATTTTCTAAAGCTAAAGTAATGCGTGAAAGCATTTCCCTCGCCGTAGCCCCCTTATTCGCCAAAATGGCTAATGTTTTGTTGGCATGAAAAACAGCAACCCAGAGTAAATACATGGATACGCTTTGAGATTTGCCTGACTGTCGGCATGCTAGAACGATATTAAAGCGATTGGCTTGAAATGCCTCAAACATCTTTTCCTGATATGCATAAAGACTAAAAGGAACCAGACCAGAGTTGATGTTGATGATCTTACAATACTTCTTAACAAAGTACACCGGATCGGCCATACACTTCTTATATTCAGAAATTTCATGAGCCGTGAAGTTTTGCTGAATTCCATCACGTTTAATGAGATTATTGCCGAGATAACCCAAGCCGTCATTTTGTATTCTTTTCATTTTCTTTTTCCAGTCCCTTGAATCCATGATTCAGGTTGACTTCCAGGTGTAAAATAGTCGCCCGTCTCATTGTCGGGTGATCTAAAATATCTTTTGTCTTTATTCCTGGCCACATAATTTTGCTTAGCCGCGGACATCTTTTCTCGGGCTTCTAAAGTTCGTTTCATCCCTCTATGCTTTTCAGCAGTTTTTCTTATCTTTTCAGGATTGCGATTGATATTATCTATATGTTCTTGCGATTTCTTTTTGCCACGCAGCGCTAGACTAATGTTGGCTTTATGGTCTGAGCTCTTTGGTTTATTTCCCATCATCACATGACCACCGTATCCATTAGTCAAATTGTAAAAACGATCGTTGTTGCGCGCATCCACTTTAGACAAAAATCTTTGTTCATACGAATGTGCATCATCTTCAGAAACAAAGAATCGCAATTCCACGATACGAAATGATTCATATGAATCATTCTTAATCATGGCGTGAATGATTTTCGAAGATGTGCAATATCCATATTCACGCATAAATGACGCAGGATCTGGTTTTGCCGTTTTGCAGCCGGCATAATACATTTTTGTTTCTTTATGCTGAATGATGTAAAAATAAGGGAGTTTAGGAAGTGAGCATAATAGCTCACGTGAAGGATGCTGATAAATATCCATGCTGCGGTTCTTGAGTTAATTGTTGAACTGTAGAGCTGGCGGATGTTGATAGCATCGTGGCCAGCATTCCTATTTATACTTTAGGATGTTTCAACAATAATATCAGAACCACTGGCTAATTTTTGCTGCAGATCGGCCGTTGTTCCTACAAAGACGGCGACATTGGTCGTGCCTTGCTTATTCTCTTCTGGTTTCTTGCCGACGATGAGCTCCTTGCGTTTCTTCTGCAGGTCCATGAGCTTATCCGTCATGTCCGAAGTAGTCTGAAGCATTCCAGCCAACACTTCGTAGGCGCGCGGATGTTCTGCCTCGTCGGCCACTACGATCAGGCGTTCGAGGGACTCCTCGGCCTTGTCGATCAAGTTCTTGAGTTTCTTACGAGAGTACTTGTAGTCCTCTTCGGAGTCAGATATGAGGTCTTCCTTCTCCGGAGCCGGAGTCAACTTGGCAGGAGGCGGAGGAGACGAAGGCACGACGACTGGAAGGTTATTCTCCAGCGCGGCGAGTATGTCTGCCTGTTTGTCCGTACTCATGATATAGTATTTACTCTAGAATCCAAACGTATCGATCGACGTGACTACCGTGTAGTTGTCCGGTGTATCGGAAGGAGATCCGACGTGCACGTGGACGTATTCGATCGGAGGCTGAGTAGTATCCATCGACGGAGTGATAGACGTCTGTGTAAAGCGAATGACGGCCTGAGTCGAGGGAGGAGCCGAGAATCTCACGCGTAGAGTGAAGTCTAGGGAATAAACGATGGTTCGACGAGTCTCGAAGCTGCCGTCGTAGTCGTCCGAGAGGTTCACGGAATTGAGAATGATCGGCACGTTGACGTTGACTCCGGGAGCCTCTAGGTCCTTGACCGTGACCGTGTACTCGGGTTGAAACTCGGGAAGGATCTGCTCGAGGCACTGCAGCACGTCGTCTTGATTGCGACCGTAGATGTTGAGCTGCATACCGATCAAGTAAGGAACCGCTTGCCAGGCCGTTGAATAGTGTAGAGTGTCGCCAGCGACCTGAGCTCTATTCTGATTCATTCGATTCATCTTGACGTCTGAGTCGTACTGAATCGACGTGATCTCAAAAGACATGCGAGGGACCTTGATAGCCACTTTGTCCGTGGCTAGATCTGGCTGCTGCGTGATGCGATCGAGGAATTTCTGCTTAGGACCATAAGCGATGGGTACTCGCTCGACATTCGAGATCTTGTCGTCTTCTGCGACGCGACCGATCGTGATGTTGTTGAAGAGCGTACCAAACACGGCTACGCACTTCTTGATGACCTGATTGTAATGATATGTCTTTGATAGCATATACTAGGCCGTGTCGTTCGTGTCGCCGAATGGATTGATCTCTGTGAAGTCTATGATGTCGTTCGCTCGAGTCTGAATCGGATTGTTCTGAATCGAGATGTCGCCGTCGTTCAAAATACGATCTCCGTCCGTGAGCGTATACACTTGAACGATGGTACCAGACGCCGTGGTGACGACGCTCGACAGAGACACGTGGCTCGTCGAGGTCTGACTGGTGAGCGGAAGGATCAAGCCGTCCGTGAAGGTCAGATTCGAGAGCTGCACGTAGTAGGGATATGCCTGCGCGGACTTGTACTGAAGGTCCGTGATCTTGGCTTGACCGGTGCTGCTCGTTCCGGTATACGTGAGCGTGACGTACTCGTTCAGATTGAACTTAGACGAACCGGAGTTATATGTAAACGTCGCACGGTACGACGAGGGAGTAGATGCTTGATTTTGCACGGCGTCGATCTGAGCGTTGCCCGTATTGAGGTCCTCTCCGCGGTATTCGAAGAGCTGCAGAGTCATCTTATACACCGGCAGATTGTTTAGCTGATGGAATGGAGACTCGAGGTCGACGTACTTGATCTCGAAGAGGCCGTTGATTCCCGGAATATAGACTAAGTCGCCTTCGGACGGACGATAGTTGTTGTATCCCTTGTCCCACTTGCCGATGCCCTGTTCCCAGCGACGTCGAGAGACGGCGATCTTGAGCTGATTGCGAATCTCTAAGCCAAACTTCGACATCAATACGCCGTCGCCCTCGTATCCGTCGACCGTCTCGATGTACATCTCGATGTCGAAAGCGTTGTCGAAGCGAGTCTCCGTGTCCTCGTTCAGCAGCATGTCCTGCGACACGATGTGCCGAGGGAGGTACTGCATGTCGAATCCGTACACTTGAATGGACTCTATGATGAGGTCTTCATAGAGTTCTTTCTCGGACTTAACATTCTGTCCAAAGTATACGGAGCGAGGCATAGTATTATGTAGGACTTATCCGACGTAAAAATCAACGGGGGTTTGCCACACACTGCGCACTTCATCCTCAAGCTCTTTGAGCTCTTCTTTGGCCTGCGCCATGAGTTCGGAGCCATCAATAGTAACACCGCCAGGAAGGACCATGCCTTTAAACTTAAATAGATTCTGTGCCCAATTGCGTTTGATCAGTGCCGTCGCATAGCGCTTAAGATACTGATCATTATATACCTTTATGAAGTCATCAGGATTGATCGTCTGATAGCACTCCACGACGATCCAAGATCCGACCGGAATGCGTGAAGGCCAGTCACACTCGATCTCGAGGCGCTGCATGTGACGAGAGAAGATGATTCCCTGATCCATGCCATTCAGCACCATGTCAATCAATGAGAGATACTGACGAGTCATCTCGTAATTGATCAGATTGCCCGGACGACGAAGGTCGTAGAGATCGTTCAGATGGAGCTGATAATCGACCGAGAAGATACCTTGTGTACCATTAGACACACCGATCGGAAGCACTCGAAGGACGTAGATCAGCTGATCAGGCAGAGTGATGTAACGATTATTGAAATCCGTCTGCGTAACCTGATACTTATAGAAATTACGAACGACACCATCAACATGATAGTTCTGATAGAACTGAATGGCTTCGTCTATGCGATCGGATACCTGATCGTCGTCGATATTGATCTCGATGACCGGCGCGCCTAAAGAACGAAAGCAGTAGTCGATCAGCGTCTGTCGTGAAGTAGGGTTGGCCATACCCTATATTTATACGATCTCCAGTTATGGAGTCGTAGACTTACGCCATCGATTCATCTGTGTAAAGTACGTCAGAGCCTGTGGAGAGATGATGTAGTTACCTCCTGCATATGGCCAGATGCCGTAATCATATGTAACTGGAGGATTGAATTTCTTACCATAGATCTCGAGAAGAGCATTATAGCGATCTCGCGCATGAGGTGTTATGATGCCAGCCGATCCTTCGAATCCAATGAAACCCGAGTTCTGATTGGTTCCATCCCAGCTCGCCTGAGAAGATAGAACCGTTCGAGGAGTGACCGTAGAGGTGCATCCAGAAGTCAGAGCCAGAGACATCGTCAGCGCAGCCGTGACGGCCAACGAGATCAGAACGGCTCCGATGCCAGAGATGAGCCAGTTATTCTGCGAGTTCTTTGCGTATCTCATTGACGTCTTTCTTGATAATAGCTTTGGCCGTCTGATCGATCATGTCGACCTCGTGCTGAGCTTTCTCGGCCACCTTCACATCCGCAGAATTCTTGAGAGCTGAGCGATTGAGCGCCCATCCAAAGATGTTCGAGATCGCCGATATGATTGCCGAGAAGAAGTTCATTTGTTCGTGGCAGTTAGGTCATAGGCCTGACGCAGACCCTGAGAGAGACCTAGGAGCACTGGCACGGTATAGGGAGAATAGCCATCAAGCTTATTCACGACCAGAGTACCAAAGTAATCCGAGTAGAGTTGAACGGCATCGTTCATATTATCGAGGGCAATAGGATCCGTCGTAATGTCGGACAGACAAGCCTTGATGTTCTCGGGAGTCATGTTGCCCGAAGAGAGCGCCACGCCGATGGCCGTCGCTGCGGCTTGAAAG